CTACCAAGCAAGGACTGACCATTCAAAGTCTTGATGTTGGTGCCACTAATCAAAGGCTCTTGACCAACACCAACAACAGTACCAGAACTATCTTTGGTGAATAACTTTTTATCAGTTACGTTAACAGCTAACTCACCCTGCTGCAATGAGCCTGCAGCCGGTACAGAAGATGCTGTGCTACTATTCTTTGTGATGATCGTTGCCATTTAAGCTCCGTATTTGTTTTCGTACCATTGTTGTAACGGGCCTGCGACATTTCGTGGAGTCTCAGGCATATAGGCATTGTAGTATCGCTGCACCGCAGCATAATAGTCTGGGCCAAACTGCGGAGTAGTGCTACCAATCATAGTGTCTGACGGAGGAGTACTGACTGTTTGCGTACTATTATTCCCAAGATTCCCTAAAGTTCCCCCAAGATTTAATAAACTTAACAAGGTAAGTAAATCTGTTGGTTTTACTGTCGTATCAGGAGGCGTCGGAGGGGGCGTCGGTGGTGCAGGAGGAAGGGGAGGAGGAGCGGGGGAAACAGGAGGTACAACAGGCGGAAGAATAACAGGAGGGACAACACGCGGATCCTTCGTGTCTACTACCTCTACTGTATCCGGTGGTGTAGGAGGCGGCGCCGGTGGTTTTGGAGGAACAGGAGGTGCCGGAGGTACCGGAGGCGGAAGAATAACAGGAGGAAGTGGACGTTCCGGATTACCAGTAACATCAACCTGTTGGACAGTTCCACCCAAAACAGTAGGAAGAGTGGAAGCCACTGCTTCTGGAACAGATAGGTCTGGCTTAACGGTTTGTCCTGTTACTTGTACTTGAGGAATTAAAGAAGGAAGTGTAGAAACTAAAGAAGGAGCTAAGTTAGAAAGTGCTCCTAAGTTACTTCCCGTTACAGTTACAGTAGCAGGAGACGCTGCAGAAGACCCTAAAGTACTTGCTACGGACTCAGCCGCTGCAAAAGGATCAATTCCGTAGCCACTAGAAATAATATCACTAATCTGTGCAGGAGAAAGCCCTTGATTCGCAAGACTTGCTATATCATCAGCAATTGTTAATTCTAATGCTTGCTGTGCCCCAAGATCAGCAGCTCCTCCAAATAACTGCCCGGCCCCATAAGCGGTCACACCACCTAAAGCAGCGGCTTTTAATGCTTCTTGAAGGTTGCCAGTGTTGGCAAAGTTGGTAACACCGGCACCAGTGGCAGCGGCAGCGGGCGCCCCTAAAAAGCCAATTCCAGCGGGGCCAAGAGCTAAACCAGTACCAGCAGCAATAGCAGCATTGGCTAACACGCCTAATGCACGGTCTAGATCAGTCTCTTCAAAGCGTGTGCTTAACTGTTCAGTAGCTTGTTGTCCTTCTGGCGTAAACGCACCAGCCAAGTATGCACCAGTAGGCGTCTCAATCAAGCCTTGGATTGAACCATCACCGAGTACATTATAAGTTACACCGTTCTGAGTAAAACTACCTACGATTGAGTCAGTAAAGCGAGGATCGTTGGCTTTTCCACTAGCAGCTAAGACTTGTTGGGCCTGATTAGCAAGTGCGCTACCAGAACCAAACAAGCCTGAGAAGTTTTGACCTAAATCAGTAGCCATTATGCTTTCCTTATGACTTCAAAAGTGTTGATCGTGCTCATGCTAGAAGCTGATTCAGACTCTACTCTAATTTCATCGCCTTCTTCTAGTACGATGTATGCGCCACCATCAAACTTCAAGAAATTTGTAGGGCTTAACAAATATCCATCTAATACTTTAATCTCTACATTGGTGCTCTTATCGTACCAGTACACATCAATGGTTTTGTTGTTGCCCGTATGGTTGACCACATAACAGAGGTTCCACAGAGCATAATAACCCGTAGGAACAGTGTAAACAGTAGTCTTTGTTGCGGCTGTTAGGTTGTTACCTACGGATACTTGTCTCATTCTTCGTCTTTCTTAGCAGGACGACCACGCTTGACTGCAGGCTCTTCTTCTTTGACTTCTTCCTCTTCGACCTTCATGTAGTCGGGGTGCGTCAGCATTGCCTTGATGTCGTGTTCCATCTCAAACGAGTAGACAGAACCGGAATATTTGCACATAAATTTCATTCAATTCTCCAATGACAAAAAGGGAAGACCCCCGTAGGAGTCCTCCCTAGTTGTTTACTTAGGCCGGAACAGCCAGAGCAACAGCAGCGCCGTCGCGCAGTTCGTCGCAGCCGAACAGAACGTCAGCCGTGAACAGCGTACCGAGGTACTCTTGCTTGTACTGGGTCTGGGTACGAACACCCATCTGCTCAACCAGCACCGAGAAGTCCTTGTGAGCCATCAGGCAGATACGGGTGGCCGTAGAGCCAGAGGTCGTATCAGCGTTGGTGGACACAAACACGGGGATGCCGTACACGTTGCCGATTTCGCCATTACGGATGGTGTTGGCATTGCCAGCCTCACCCACGAAAGCCTGCTCCGTGAAGCGGTTGATACCCATCAGGGTGTTACGGGTAGACGGGGGAACGATCAGGAAACGACCGTCCATCGGCACATCCTGGTCATCCAGACGCTGAATCGAGCGACGGATAGCGGCGTCGGTCAGAGCGCCAGAACCCGTGTTCGTGGCAGCAACATAAGCCGTCGTGCCATCAGCACCAGAGAAAGCACCGCTGTAAGCAGACGTGCCGCCACCGCCTTGAACCTTGCGGCCAAGTTGGATCAGGCTGCTGTCAACCTTACGAGCCAGAGCGTAGCCAGCGTCGTCCGTGTAGAACTGACGCAGCGACGACAGAGCCTGGGCTTCCACGATGTCTTCGATCAGACGCGAGTATTCCCAGTGTTGGTCGATAGCAACGGTCTTCTCGCTCTCGGTAGCAGCGATCAGGGTCACTTGGCTGCCAGCGGCCTTAGCAGAGGCATCACCACGGGTGGGGGCGGGAATGTGAACGGTGTCACCCTTCTTGCCCTTGAAGCTCATCTTCTTGATGAGGTTAGCTGCAACAAGGTTCTTCTTGTAAGCAGCAACGATTTCATCACTCCATACCTCCGGAATGAAGGTAGCAGCGGTGGTAACGGTAACGTTATTAGTACCTAAAGGCATTGTATTCTCCTAAAACAAAGTTGATTATTTTACCCTGCCTTCAGCGTATGCAGCCATGATTTCAGGTTGTAAGGCTTCATATCGCGCAGGGTCTGTCATGCGTAGCCGGATAAGGTCGGCACGGCGATAAACTTTCTTAGAAGACTCCCCAGTTCCACCAACATCGACAGCAGCGGCTTTCATTTCGGTTTGCCGTACTTCTTTTGCAGCAGTAACTGTTTCATTGGTTCGTGTACCTTTGATTGCCTTGAAGGTAGAAATCAGCTCGTCAGCAGCATTAAAGTCGTACTGGGCATCTGCCAGTGCATACATGTTAACGCGCATCGGAGAGGCTTTCACCCACGCTGCAAACTCAGGGTCTTGAACCACATTAGCAAAGTCAGGATGTTTCTTGGCTAAAGCAGCTTGCGTCTGTAATTGACGCATTTGCATGGTAGCCTGCTTTGCAGCTAAGACATCAGGATGATTTGCTACAGCGTTTTGAACCGCTGTCTTGGGGTCTTCAAAAAAGTCTAATTCGTTTTCTACTTCTGGTGGTTTCTCTTTCTTCTGAGAGAGTTGTTGCTTCAGTAGCTCATCAGCCAGTCGTCGAACTTCACCAACTTCCTGTGCCTGACGACCAATTAGCTTTTCAGCCTCTTGGTGCATACTCACAATATCCTCAAGACTCTTGCCCTTGTATTTATCGGGAATCTTGGGAGCTTCTGGTGCAGCGGCTGCTTGAGCCTGCTGTTGTTCTTCAACTGCGTCTAATTCACTTTTCTGAGACAGTTCTTCATTTTCAATAAGAGCCATACCTAACCTTTCCTGCCCATACGGGTTCTAGGATAATCTAATGCAATCAGGTTATTCGCCGTTAGAGGCGGCCTTCTTGCGTTCTTGTTGTTGTTTCTCCGCCCTCACACGCTCCCATCGGCTGTAAGCACCGGGAAAAGACCCGGTAATGCCTTCTAGGTTCACGCGAGGGGCAGAAACTACACGCGTAGCGTTAGTGTCACAGTAAATGCACTTCACACTACGAATATCATCGTCAACCAGTTTCTCAAACGTATGCCCATCTTCACATACAAATTCAAACATTCGTTTCATTCTTCTTCCTCCAACTGCTTAAAGACTTCCTCGCAGGAATGCTTACGGCGCAAGAGCAGATCAAGAATATCCAACTGGCCTTTCCGGAAATAAAGGTCTTGTGTGTCCGTTACCAGAGATAAGTCGTTGATGCTGTCTTTAATGCGCTGTAAATCCTCTATCAAGTCAGTCCACCCAGGTTGGATGAAGAGCGAAAACTGGTCTTCGTAATACTTTTGTAATTCAGGGTTCATGGATTGTTCCTTTCTGGAGTCCGTTTTACCCTCATATTATACCACAAAATTTGCATTTTGTAAAGTATTTTTACCTAAAAAAGAAGAAAAAAGTTCCAGTATTTGTCACCACAGGCGTCGGAGCAGCCTGGAAAAGCCATCCTAGCGAGCCATTATTGGTAGAATTAGCCCCCGCATACCAAGTATCGGTCAAATCGTATGCCCGAACCCCGGTAATTGTCAGATAATCTACATTTGGCTTTACCGCACTGGTCAGGATCAGCGTGCCCGGTGAAGATGCCGAAGTGCCTTGAACCGTCAGCAACCGACCTGCTTCACCCGCGCCTGTCCACTGGCTTACCCGCTGAGTCGTCGTGCCAATGTTGATGTTGGCAGCACCCGTTCCTTTGTAGGTGTTGGTGATGTCTTTGAACGTGTTGTTGCCAGAGATGGTCAGTGCGCCCGCGCCGCCTTGATTTAAGGTAATGTTGGTATAAGCGACCCCACCACCGTTGAATGTCTTTGCAGATGCGCTTGTCAGGCTGATCGTGCCTGTGCCTGTGACAGTAAATGAATTGCCTGTTGCTCCCATTACAAAAGCACTAGATGCTGCACTTTGAGTGAGCGTGCCAGAGCCAACACTAAGTGTTTTTGACAATGCCCCGCTTATGCTAATTGGCCCACTGAACGTTGCGTTGTATCCGGCCATGTCAAAGGTTCCAGACCCCCAAGACAATGCTGTCCCAGTAGCAGAATTTGTAAAAGCATCTGCAAGTGTTAGCGTTCCTCCGGGGCTAGACAACGAAAATGGCTGCGTAAACGTCCTACCCGCACTCGTGATCGTCTGACTGCCGCGACCTGCAAAGGTCATCGTGCCCGTGCCCGTCAGCGTTGTGCCAGTGCCGTTGATCCAGTTGCCGTAGATCGACGGTGTATTCGAACTCGTCGCCAACGTCATCGTGTTGGCTGTACGCGCCGACATATCAATCGTGCCGATGTTCCAGTTGAAATCAATTGTCGTTGTCGCTCCCGATGCAGGGCTTGCAGACCCAAACACTGCCGTGTCTTGCGCCAGTGGGAAGTTGTTGGCTGCGGGAGTGCCGCCCAAACTCGTAGCCCATGCGGTAGCCGCCCAGTTCTGATTACCCGCAAGGTTCCAGTAAACCGTTTTAGCAGCAGGGAACGTAATCCCACTATTGCCCTTGCAGTCACCCAACCGAGTACCCGACGCCGGAGCCGCTGCGCCTGCGATGGTGATGTCGCGGAAGTCAATGTCGGTCAGTGCGGCAATGGCCGCGCAGGTCAGTGTGCGGGTGGTGCCAATCGTGTCAGAGCGCACGAACCTTCTAATTGTGGCGTTTGAAGAAGCCGAGAATGTCAGCGTGCCGTTGATAGTTTGGTTTGCTCCAAACACCACTCCGCCCACTTCTACAGAAGCAGGCGCGGCAATGGTCAAATCGTTAAATACATTATTTCCATTGATTGTTAGTGGGCCACTTTGAACGGTATTACTCCGTGTGTAATTGTAAAAAGTAACTCCACTGCCGCCGTTAATACTGACAGCGTTAGCAGTGGCAATAATTGTTGATGTTCCGGCATTAAAAGTTAGGTTCGTGCTTGTAGTGAAAGTAACGTTCGTTGTCACTGTCACCGTACTGCTACCAAGATCAATCGTTCTAGAGTTTGAATTGTTAGAAGTCAACGATCCGGCTGTAAGGTTGTAAGTGCTCAACAACAAATTTCCAGTGGTTACTGTAATGGCTGAGGTTCCGTTATTTAATGCACTCCCAAGCGTCCACTCGCAACCAACACCATCGACAAGAAGTTCGCCGGCTAATGTCACTCCATTTGTTGTAAATGTCCTGCCAGTTGATGACCCAGAAAGTACAATTGCTCCTGTGTAAGTGCGAGTCAATCCAGTAGCAGGAAAAGTTACATTGCCGTGCACTCCCGCAATTAATTCCGACCCGGCCAACGTCAGGTTTCCCGTCAAAGGGCCGGCGATGGTCAGTGATTTTGTTCTGATGCCGCCCGTGACAGCGTTTACCGTGGCTGTGTAAGCTGTAGCGTTTGATGCGCTGTCAAACACCACATCATCATGGCTTCGTGGCACAGAAGCCCCAGAGCTGCCACCTGAAGATGTAGACCACCGAGCCGTGTCAGACCAGTTTCCTGTGCCGCCCACCCAGTAACGTGTGCTGTCCGCAGGTTTAGCTGTGCGGTATACGGGCGCTCCTGCTGTTCCTGTACTGTTGACTCCGGCGTAGAACTCACCACGAGAACCTGAACTAAAACCAATTGAACCCATGGCTAGATAATCAATGCCAGAAGTGCAAGCACCAACAATCGAATGGCCTGTCCCCGTCCCTGTCAACGTCACCACATTACCCGCTGTTCCTGTAACTGTCCAAGCGCCAAAAAATTGTTGCGTTGCGCCAAGATCAATGGTGTGGGCTACAGTCTTGGTGGAGGCGAGTTCGGTGAAGCGGTTGTTACCAGTGATGGTTGTGGTTGAAGTTCCGGTCGTGCCGCCAATGGTCAGCTTGTTGTATGACCTACTGTTGCCTGTGAATGTTCTTGCCGACGTTGATGTATCACTCAGAACAATGTTTGCAGTGCCTTTAAAAAACGCGCCTACATCGTTTGTAGCCATCCAAACTGAACCAGTGCCAGAAATAGTCCAGGTTCCAGAACCCATTTTTAGGGTTGTGTTTGTTGGAGTTGTGACGTTAAACAGCCCCGTCGTCACGTTGTACGTCACCGCATCAAACGTGCCGCTAGTAAGGGTCAGAGTTCTTGTGGAACCAAGTGTTATCGCATCGGC